CACAAGCTCATTAAAATTTAAAGACTTCTATTTAGCTGGTAATGCTTCTATTGGTGGCACACTTGGTGTTACAGGGGCTACTACACTATCAGCAGCGTTAACATATGGTGGTGTCACACTGAGTAATGCAGTGACAGGCACTGGTAATATGGTGTTGTCAGCTTCTCCTACATTAACTGGTACAGCCGGGTTTGCAAATATTACGGCATCAGGCACACTGAATGTTACTGGTGTAGCCACATTGGGTAACGGTGCTATTCTTGGCACTCCAGCATCTGGCACAGTGACTAACCTTACAGGCACAGCTTCTATCAACATTAACGGCACTGTTGGTGCTACTACAGCCACTACAGGCGCATTCACCTCCATCACAGCATCCACTACCTTAGGCGTGACAGGTGTATCCACTCTAACTGCTGGTGCAGTGGTTCAAGGCCTCACAGTCGGCAGAGGCGCAGGTGCTGTGTCTACCAACACTGCGGTGGGTGCTAGTGCTTTGGCGGCAAATACGAGTGGATCTTTTAATACTGCTGTTGGAAATATTGCGTTGAGCGCAAACACATCTGCTCAACAAAACGTAGCTGTTGGGCATGGTTCATTAAATGCGAACACAACTGGAGACTTCAACAACGCTTTAGGTTCAAACGCTTTGCGTGTCAATACTACAGGCGCAAACAATACCGCTTTGGGTCATAACAGTCTTTACAGCAGCACCACAGCCAGCAACAACACTGCTGTAGGTTATCAAGCTGGTTACTCAAATACAACTGGCGCAAATAGCGTATCTATTGGTTATCTGGCGTTATATAGCAATACTACGGCAAGCGGAAATGTCGCAATTGGCGAAAGTGCAATGACTACCAACACAACAGGTGATTCAAGTGTTGCTGTTGGTGGAAATTCGCTTAAATTTAACACTACTGGACTCGCCAATACTGCTGTTGGACGATCTGCATTACAGGAAAACACAACTGGTGGACAAAACGCTGCTTTTGGGCGGTCTGCTCTTGTTGGAAACACAACGGGCAGTAACAACACAGCAATTGGTAGAGATTCACTTTTTTCCAACACCACAGCCTCCAACAACACTGCTGTAGGGTATCAGGCCGCTTATTCATCTACAAATATTGCAGATATTGTTGCTGTTGGTTACCAAGCATTAAAAAATAATACTGGTGGTGGAAATATTGCGGTTGGTGCTAATGCACTATTAGCAAATACATCAGGAATCAATACCACAGCCTCTAACGGCACAGCAGTTGGATATAAGGCTTTGTATGCTAATACAACAGGCAACGCTGTAAATTCTTTTGGTGCTAATTCATTGGAAGCCAACACCACAGGTTCGTATAATGCGGCTTTTGGTAATGCCACTCTTCAATCAAATTCAACTGGAAGTTACAACACTGCAATAGGGGTTTTGGCACTTAACTCCAACACCACAGCCTCTAGCAACACTGCTGTTGGTTTTGAGGCTGGGTATACAAACAGCACTGGTGAGAGTCAAGTATTTATTGGCCTTCGTGCTGGAAGGGGCGTAACTACTGGTACAGAAAACGTTTTTATTGGGGCTGACTCTGGCTACGCTACAACCACTGGTAGTTACAACGTCACGGTAGGCAAGCAGGCACTGCGTTTTAACACCACAGCATCTAACAACACAGCAGTAGGTTATCAGGCGGCTTACTCAAATACAACTGCAATTCTTAACACTGCCCTTGGCTATCAAGCGTTGTATGCAAATACCACTGGCGGTGGAATTACTGCAATAGGCGGAAACGCACTTGACTCAAACACAACGGGTAACTTTAATGTGGCAGTTGGTCGTGATTCTTTAACTGCAAACACAACTGGCGCAAACAATGTAGCGGTTGGAAACGATGCACTTGGTTCAAACACCACAGCCTCTAGCAACACTGCTGTAGGTTATCAGGCGGGGTATAGCAATACCACAGGCGTGTCTACAACTGCTATTGGTAAAGGTGCTTTATATGCACAAACAACTGCAACTAATAATACAGCCGTTGGAACCAGTGCGGGTGTGGCTATAACAAATGGCGGTCAAAACACTTTAATTGGCGCTAGTGCTGGTAGTGCTTTGACAACGGGTTCGTACAATACTTTTATTGGCATGGGCAGTACTGGTAACAACGGCTCAGGTGAACTGATTACCACTGGCTCTAAAAACACCATCATTGGTGGCTACAACGGCAACCAAGGCAGCTTAGACATTCGCACAGCAAGCAACTACATCGTGCTGTCTGATGGGGATGGAAATCCGAGGGGGCATTGCACTACAGCAGGCGCTTGGTATTTTCACAATAGTGGTGGTTCTGGTAGTGATGTTGTTAACTCCACAAGTGGTGCAGCGGCAGGCACTACTCGCTCGTTGTATACAGGCTGGCACACTGCAACAACTCCACAAGGCGGGACATTATCATTTAATGTCACCACCAACGGCAATGTAACCAATACCAACAACTCTTATGGCGCTATTTCAGACGCAAAGCTGAAAGAAAACATTGTTGACGCATCACCAAAACTTGTTGACTTAATGCAAGTAAAGATTCGCAATTACAACCTCAAAGGCGATTACGAACAGCACAAGCAACTAGGTGTAATTGCTCAAGAGTTAGAGGCGGTGTTCCCTGCAATGGTTGATGAGTCCCCTGACCGAGACAAAGAAGGAAACGACCTTGGTACAACAACTAAGTCTGTGAAATACAGCGTGTTTGTTCCAATGCTTATCAAGGCCATCCAAGAACTCAAAGCAGAGTTTGACGCATACAAAGCAACCCACCCATAAACCTTGAAAGGAAGAACCATGACTAACGAAACTCTCACCGCAGAACAAAGCGCAAAGCACTACTCTGCCGCTATGGACAGCGTAAACCTCATCAACGCAGGACAGCCCGAAGACATGACTGATGCTGATTGGGCAGACACGCTCAAGAGGAATCGTGACCACTTGGCAATTATGCTGGCAAAAGACTTCTGGACAAATGAAGACTTGAAACCATTACAGGATGCGAGTCAGTAATGGAAGTAGAAAATAAATACATCTCTGAGACAGAGGCTAAGCTGATGACACATGAAGAAGTGTGTGCTCAGCGATATGAAGCCATTAAGAAGTCTTTTGAAGAAGGCGACAAGCGTATGACAAAGATTGAATATCTTTTGTATGCTGTCATGGTGGCTGTATTATTTGGGCCGGGCATGGCTGCTGAGCTTTTTAAAAAAATAATAGGAATTTGAAATTGATCCTATCTCCATACTCTTTGCTGCCAATGCCTGTGTAGCTGCAATTAAGGAAGGCTGTGAGCTTTATAAACAAGCCAAAACTTCCTTCATGGAAGTTAAGAGAACAGTTGATGAAGTTGTAGGAATAGGTAAAGAAGTACAGGGGTTTTGGAGCAAGCTGTTTGGCTCTAAGCCAACACCTGTTGCTGTAGTTTCAAACAAAAAGAAAAGAGAACAATTTGTAGCAGTAGATGAAACTCAGGTGATGGTGGATGTAGTTTCCCAACTCACTGAGTTTTTTAAACTTCAAGAACAGCTAGCTGCACATATAAGAGAAGAAGAAGAGAAGAGTCAAACAGTTTACGATCCAGATGCCAATCTAATGGAAGCTGCCCTGAAGCGGGTGATGGCTCAAGATCAGATGGCAGCATTAGAAAAAACCATTAGAGAAACTATGGTGTATCAAAGCCCTCCAGAGATGGGAGCTTTATATAGCAAAGTGTTTGAGATGAGAGACATTATAGGAGCAGAACAGGAAGCAGCTAGGCTAGTGCAGGAAAAGCGTGAAAGAATTAAAAGATGGCAACGTCAGGTAACAGAACAGGACAGACAAAGAAAGCTCGTCTACAGCCTTATGACTCAGAAACAAGAAGTGAAGCAACAAACTGAGCAGATAGAAAGACTTAGAAGAAAGATTGAAAGGAAGGAAAATGATAAAAAGCCTATTAGTATTAGTGACAATCCTGTTTATGACAGGGTGCGAAGACCGCTATCGCTATCCTTGCCAAGACCCAAAGAATTGGAATAGTGAAGAATGTAAGCCACCAATTTGTACAGCAGCAGGAACTTGTCCTGAAATGCTTGTTAAACCAGAGGAGAAGAAGTGATGCCAACAATTGGATATAAACCTAATAACCGCCTAACTGCTGATGAGATTGAAGTCAGGGTATGGGCATTTGTCATTGTGGTGCTGGTCACTATTCTGCTAGCTTCTATGGGTATGTTTCTGTACTCAGTGAGTTTTGTTACGCAGCCAATGAATGGCAGCATGGCAGCTATTGACAAGGTGTATACACAGCAGATCTCAACAATAATGGTTTTCATCACTGGTGTGTTAGGTGGTGTTGCTGGTAGGTCTGGTGTTAAGGCAATTGCCAATGCAAGTGCTAAGGCAGAAGCCAACGACAATGAGCCACCTGCCCCATGAGCATCCTTAACCCCTACATACTTTTAACCGTCTTGCTGGCTGTTCTAAGCAGTTTTGGAGGGGGTTATTGGAAGGGTGGTCATGACGCTCACATGAAGCAACAAGCTGAAATGGTTGCTTTGAATGAGAAGGCTAGAGAGACAGAGAAACAAATGGCTGTAGTAGCCACAACATATGCAGATACATTAAGGAAAGCTAATAAAAATGCTGAAAAGAAAATCACTACTCTTAGGGCTAACATTGCCACTGGTGATCTGCGCCTGTCAATCCCCACCCAAAGCCCCGTATGTTCCTCCTCAGATGCCACCACTACCGTTGGAGATAACAGCGGAGAAACACGAACCGAACTTGACAGAGAGGTTGCTACATCTCTTATCGCCATCACAGCCGAAGGCGACACAGCCATAAGAAAGCTTAATGCTTGTATTGAAACCTATAACACTTTAAGGACTATGAAATGAATTTAACAGCCAACTTCTCTTTACATGAGCTTACCAAATCTGAGACTGCTTTGCGTTTAGGCTTAGACAATACACCTAATGAAGCAGCCATTGCTAGCCTTAAACTCTTGTGCGAGAAAGTATTACAACCTGTTAGAGATCATTATCAAAAAGGTGTAAAGTGTAATAGTGCATTTCGCAGTGCGGAAAGTAATGCAGCAGTTGGAGGCTCTCGTACCTCAGACCATTGCAAGGGCCAAGCAGCCGATATAGAAATACCCGGTGTACCTAATGCTGAGCTTGCTCAGTGGATTATGGACAACTTAGAATATACACAGCTTATATTAGAATTTTATACAAGTGGTATTCCTGACAGCGGGTGGGTTCATGTTTCCTATGACCCAAACAACCTTAAGAAACAAGAGTTGACAGCAACCAAACAAAATGGTAAGACGGTGTATTTAAATGGACTTGTTGCTTAAGCGGTGTTATAATGTCTCCAAACCACCTAAATATAATTGGTAGGGAATATGAGATTGTTTATTTAGATGAATTAAAAGATGCTGTTGGTGAGTGTGATTGGGACAACTTAAAGATAAGAGTAAAGAACGGTCAGCCCTTGCCACTAGAAGTGGATACAGTGTTACATGAAGCTATACATGCAATAGATAATGCCATGCAGCTTAATATGAATGAAAGACAAGTGTATTGTTTAACTACAGGATTGATATCAGTGTTAAAAGATAATCAACATTTTTTAGAATATTTGTATAGGGTAGTAAAGAAATGAAAGAAAATTTCACAGCAACACAAAAAGAAGTTGTAGCCAGAAAGATGGGCTATGACGGCCCTATGCAAATGTTTGATGAGTTCTTAATGTCTAGACCATCAGATGCACAGAGATATGCTTTCATCACTTCTAAGTTTGCTGAGAACATGGCTAAGGGTGGTATGGTTGGATATGCACAAGGTGGTGCTGTAGCTGCTCCTAAAAGTAAAGCTTCTTATATCATTGAACAATATATGAGATCTAAAGGAGAAGACCCAGCTAAAAGACTTAACACTATTTATAGATTAGCAAAAGTAGGAGACAATCTTCTATTGCAAGAGAATGAGTCTGTACTAGAACTTAGAAAGCTTGAGCCGGGTGTTGTTTATTTTATGTTATATACCATAGATAAACCAACAATACTAATTCAATCTCTTACTAAACTTATTCAAAAAATAAAACAATCTGATATCAAGACCGTCTATGGAGGTGCGGATAATCCACAAATTATTCCTTTATTAAAAAGTTTAGGTCTTCCTGTGGTTGCTTCGGATAGACCTGAATTTAATTGGAAGGCTGTATTATGAGATATAGTAATAGTTTAGATATTTTAGGAATACCCTCATTACCAGAACATGCGTTTAAGCACGTAGGCAATAGGCAGATTAAGCTGTATGGTTTATTTGATTTTTTAGTAGACACCGCTGATAATGTTTTAGGCGTAGACGACAGTGGCGGTATTGGTGGCACTGTTAAAGAAGTTGGCGCACAAGTTGATGACTTTGTAAATGACACTATTCCCGGCGGCTGGGTAACTGTTGCTGTTGTTGCTGGTGGTTATTATTATGGGTCTGAGTTGCTTGCTGCTGACGCAGCTACTACAGGCGCTACACTAACAGAAGCAGAAGCTGCTGCTTTAGCAGCCGAAGAAGCTGCTATTTCTAGTACACTAAGTCAGCCTAGCGCATATGCTGGTGCTGATTTGGCTGCTTCAGTAGCCCCAAGTGCTACAGCTGGTGTGACAACTAGCAGTATGCCTACACAGCTTGATTACAGCTTTGGATCTGGTGCTTCTAAAACCACTGCCCTTAAAGCAGTACCATCCGCAACTCCTTTACCAGCAGGTGGAACACCTATTAGTTTTGATCTTGCAGCACCTGTAACCGAAGGCGTTGTAAAAGGAGCCACTCCTAATTTAACTTCTTCTATAAACCCATTTTCGCCTACTGGCATGGGTGGAGCACAAGGACTCACTGTTCCTTCTGCCACTGGTGTAGGCACTGTGTCTGCTGCTGGAACATTCGGTACAGCCAACGCAGTCACTCCTAGCGGTACAAATCCTTTTAATTTAGGTAGCAGGCCTGAACAGCCACCAACAGAAAAAGAAAAAGAAGGCAAAGACGTAACCTCTGCTGTTTCTCTTCTCATTGAGCTTTTAGGTGAGCGTACTAAATCTACTAGAGGCGAAAGAAATTATGCTGTTGGTGGTGCTGTAGAACCCTATAGTCCATCAGCAACTATGGGTACTGCTTCAACTACAGCAATAACTCCCGGAATGGTGTCTGCAACACCACAAGCAGTGCCTACACAACAAGCTGCTCCCTCAACTAATGTTGTTGCTACTGAAGTGACTGCTCCTTCAGCAGTGGCTGAAGAGAAAATAGCAGCAGATGCTGCACAAGCAAAGGTTGCTGAAAGTTTAACTGGCGTTAAAGCGGAACAAGGCACTGTATCTAAAGATGCACTGGCAACAGCAGCCACTGTTGTTCCAACTGATACAGCAGTGGGTAAGGAACAAGCTGCTCAAGGAACAGCAACACTTGTAAAAGCACCTGAAAAAAGAATTGTACAAGCTGGAGAGATTGTTAGTGGCTCTGCTGTAGATCAGAAACAAGTTGAAGCTGCTTTAGCTAAGACACAAGCGGCTCAAGGTGTAGTGACAGAAGAGATGACCACACAAGGCCAGCTTAACAAATTGTTGACTAGCTTTGATGCAGGCAATCCACCACCTTGGGCTTCTGCCTCTATGCGTAGTGTTACAGCACAGCTTGCAGCTAGAGGACTTGGTGCTAGTAGCATTGCAGGACAGGCCATTGTTCAAGCCACATTAGAAGCTGCTCTTCCTATTGCTGCCACTGATGCCAAAGTGTTTGAAACAATGGGTTTACAAAACTTGTCTAATAGACAACAGACAGCAATGGTGCTGGCAGAACAAAGAGCTAAATTCTTAGGACAAGAGTTTGATCAAAACTTCCAAACTAAAGTATTGAATGCTGCTCGTATTGCTGACATTGCTGATAAAAACTTTACTGCTGATGTAACCATTGCTTTAGAGAATGCACGTTTAACAGGCACAATGGACTTACAGAACCTGTCTAATAGACAAGCATTGGTGTTAGCTAAAACAGCACAGGTGGCTAGTTTAGAAACAGCTAACCTAAACAACAGACAACAAGTGGCTGTAGAAAATGCTAAGGCTTTCTTAACTTTAGATGTTAAGAACTTAGACAACAGACAACAGACAGCTTTGTTTAAAGCTAAAGAAATTGCTGATTCAATTATCTCAGACACTGCCGCTGCTAATGCTGCCAAGGCAACTAACGCTGCTAATGCATTAGAAGCAGATAAAATAAATGCACAGCTTGCTCTCTCTGCTTCACAGTATAATGCAGCAGAGAAGAATAAGGTGGCTATATTTAACAAGTCTGCTGCTGATGAGCTTTCTAAGTTTAATGCACAGGAAGCAAACGACAGAGCAGAGTTTAATGCTAACTTGAGTGGACAGATTAACATAGCAAATGCTAAAGTGTTGGCAGATGTTTCTACAGCAAACACTAGAGAAACAAATGCAATGGCTGCTGTTAATGCTAAGAATGCTACAGACTTGTCTGCTTCTACGTATGCTCAGCTTTCACAGACATATAGAGATCAGCTTGAGACAGCATGGAAGACTTCTGATAATGCTGCGGCTAGGGCTAATGAAATTGCTAAAGTGAATATTACTTCTGCTGCTACAAAATATGCAGGGGACGCAGCAGCAGATGCTGCTTACTATGCGGCTTTGGGCAGCTTGAGTGCTTCTTTATTAACCACTTCCGGTGGTAGTAAAATAGCAGAGTCTCTTGCTAATACAGTGCTTGGCTGGTTTAAAGGGGAAAAGAAATAATGCAACATATTAAATCATACATGAATAAAATAGAAGGCATCATTGCTTCTAACAAACCCTCTGCTTCTAAGAAGAAGCCTATGGGCTTTGCTCCTACCAAAGAGAAACAAACAGAAGAGACTAAAAAAGAAGATATGAACATGAAAGTTGTTGCCGACACAATACAGGGTATTAGAGAAGCTAGAAAAGGAATGCTAAATGCAACCAAATAAAACAAGCCCTTTTGATGTAATACAGCCTGTAGCTCCGGGCATTTCTTGGACTGCTCCTGAGAAGAGCAGACCTTGGCAACAACCTCCACAGCTAGTTAATATTGGTGATGTTGTTCAGAGATATATGGATAGTTTCTCTGATCCAGAAGCCATGTCTAATGCCGTTGATGCTTTAGAAACTAAAGTGCCTTTATCTGTAATGGCACAATCAATTATGTTGAACTATGTAAGCGAAGGCGTACATACAATGGATATGGGCATACTGGTTATGCCTATCATTATTGAGTTGTTAATTACATTTGCTGAGCTTAGCGACATAGACTACACTGTTTTCCCTGATGAGATAGAAAAAGAAAACATTGTTCCTCTTGGCATTGCTAAGCTTGCTATGAAGAAAGCTTTAGAGAGCATGGAAAAAACTGTTGAAGAAGTGCAGGAAACAAAGCCAGCAGGTCTTATGGCTCGTAAACAGAAAGAGGTGATGTAATGGCTGGTAATTTCTTTCAAGCGTTTGCAACAGGTGCTGCTACCACCGTCACTGAGAATATTAAAAAAGAAGAAAAGAATGCTAGAGAACTAGCTGCTGCTCAAGCATCTGCGCTTATTGATAACTACAACAAAGTTAAAGACGCTAGAGATAAACAATCTTCTAAGATGAAAGAGGATGTTCTTTTTCTTAAGTCTCAATTTCCAACAGTCTCTAATGATGATTTAGTTACAGCATCTACAAATCCTTCTGCCATTGCTGCTTTAAAAGCTAGAGCAGCGCAGCCTGATTGGGATCCAACTGTTGTTAAGTTTGGTGACTTTGCACAGCTTGCTTCTACCAACACTGGTAAATCAGTGGATGATCTTGTTAACAGTATGTATGACATGTCTGCGGCTAGGGCTGCTCCTGTTGAAGCTAACAAGAGTATGAATCTTATTCAAAGAATTACAGCAGGAACACAAGACCAAGAACTTAAACGTATTGTGGCTCCTTTAGGTCTTGACCCAGAACAACTAAGAGGGGCAATGACCTTTAAGCCTAAGATGCCTGAGGGCGAGGTTAAGTTTAACTTAGGTGTTTTATCTGCCCCTAATTATGATGCACAGCTTAAACAAGCAAAGCTTAAAGTTGTTAAAGCACAAAAGGATAACGATCCTGTAGCTCTTGCAGCGGCTTCTGCTGAAGTGTCTGCTTTTGTTGTGGCTGAAACTCTTACCCGCACTGAATCACTAAGCAATGAACAGATACAGTCTAATCTTGTGTCGCAGATTCAAGCAGAGAAAGACCCAACTAAAAAGGCTGCTCTTGAAGCACAGCTTAAGGACAGACAAAAACTTTTAGCCACTGATAAGAAAGTTACAGAAGCTGATATTAGAACAGACCTTGCTAATAAGATCATTGAAGCTAACAAAGCTGGTGATACTAAACAAGTTGCTCTGTTAACTGGTGAGTTGAGACAGCGTGAAAAGCTTCTTGATAAACAAGAAACTAACGTAGAGAAAATATCAGCAGCCAATTACATTTCAGCAGCCACCAAAGGTGTTGCTTCTGCTATTCAAGACTCTATGCCTCCCGGTTCATTTGTCACCATTACTAATCCTGATGGATCAACTTCTGTACAGCCTAAAGACTTGGCTTCTGAGAAGCTTTATAGACAAGGTATAAATAACGGAAGAAACGCTGTTATTGCTCAGATGACAGGCCCTGATGGTAAGCCTAAGTCTGAGCTTCATAAGACAGCTTTGATTTCTATTGGTGTTGTGTTTGATCAGAATGGTGTAGCTAGATTGCCCACTACTAGTGGAGCACCTCCAGCAGAAACACCTGCACCAGCAGCAGCGCCAGCAGCAGCGTCAGTAGCACCTGCTCCCGCTCCTGCTAAGCCAGCAGCACCTCCACAGAAGCTACCTACAGCAGCAGAGTTTGATGCTAAGTGGCGCACTCTTAAATCTGGTCAATCAATGCTTGGCCCTGATGGTCAAACTCACACTAAGAGATAACTATGGCATGGACTCCTCCCTCTGATTCTGTAGAAGCCACTGTTGCTCCCTCCACTGGTGGATGGAAGCCTCCTGCTGATGCTGTAACAAGTAGCTGGACACCACCTGCTGATGCTGTTGTAGCAGAGGCTGCTCCTGCTCCTAAGCTTTCTCTCGTAGAGACAGCTAAACAAAGCAGCATTAAAGCTGCTGCAAGCAACTTAGAAAGAGAAAAGAAGATTAAGGAAAACCAATTTTCTTTTAAAGACCTATCTGAGAAGCCAGAAACATTTAAAGCCATTAATGACTATGCTGTAGCTAGGTTTGGTAAAACGGGAGCTATGCTTCCTAATGAAACCAAAGATGATTATGTTAAGCGTTGGGCTAGCCACATGCGAATGCTCTCTTTAGGTAATATTATTTCGGGAACACAAGAACTTCAATATATAAATAATGCTAGTCAAGAAGACTTGTTGAAAGCTAAGAAAGCTTATGACATCTTTGACAACACTGCAAGCTACTTCAGTGCTAAAGGACAGAAAGGATTTGCCCCTGTTCTTGATGCATTGGGAAGTATGATTAGCGACCCAACTACAATCGCTTCTTTCGGTGCTGGTACTATAGCTAAGAATGTCTTTGTTAAAGAAGCTGCTACAAAAGGAATTAGAGCAGCACTAGCTAGCAGACTTGGTGCTACTGCTGCTCTCACTGTTCCCACTGTTGAAGGAACAGGCGCTGCTGTAGCTAATGCACAAGAACAAACTAGAAAACTTGTAACACAGGGCGCTGCTAACAAAGACTCTAGAGTAAAGCTAGAACAAACTAAACAAATAGTAGCACAGCTTCCTCCAGAACAGCAACAAGAAGTGGCTGATCAAATCAAAGAATTTGAAACCAATTTAGTAGCAGAAGAAAAGAAAGTTGCTGAAGGTGTCAACCTTGCTGAAGTTGGTACTGCTTTTGGTTTTGGGGCTATTGGCGGCACACTAGAAACAAGTGGCTTGTTAACAGCCGCTAGGCTAGCTAAAGGCAAGACACAGGTGGGAGAGCTAGACACCATATTAGAGGGCCGTAGGGCGGCTGCTAGAGGCCGTATAGAGCCTAAGATGGATGTGACTACACCACCACCTGAAGTGAAGATAACTGCTAAAAACCCAACAGAGATACAGCTAGAAGATGCCTATGATATCTTTGAAGGTAGAAAGCTTCTTGATAAAGAAGGAGAGCCTACATCCATTGCTGAGATGCAGATAAGAAATGATGTGAACAAGAAGGCTGCACAGATTGCAGGCAATGTTTGGTCACAAGTTCCTGAGCTTGCTCCTAAAGGTGATCAGAAGATTAGTGATGCTGTAAAGAATGTTTTCATGAACATTGAGAACATTGATGATGTTGTTCTTCGTGATGCTTTAGCTAATGCTGGAGTTACACCAGAAGAGTTTGCTCGTATGAATAGAACAACAGCAGGCGATGCTGGTCGTACACTACAAGCCTATTCTGTGCTTGCTCGTTTACAAAACAAACTTAAGAACATTGATAAAGCAGCAGCCAAAGAAGTTGATTTGATGTATGGTAAACGCAATACACTTACATCTGCCTTCACTGGTTTTTACGATTTAACATTGAGAGTGGATAGAGAGCTTAAAGCTTTAATGGTGTCACAAGTTGCTACCACTATACGCAATGGTTATTCAGGACTTGCTGTTGTTACTTTTGGTGCAGCTTCTGAAATCATTGAGTCTTCTCTATATCGCATGGGTAAGACAGCTTATGAACTTGGTAGTGGTAAGCCATTAACAGGAAGTTTTACTGGTGGTCTTAAAGGTGTCTATGATGATGCCGTTAGAACAGCTTTCTATTTAGGACAAAGCAATCTATCTTCTGATGTAGCTGAAAGACTTCTTGCTGGTTCTCCTACTCTGCGTGGTCGTATCTTACGCACAGTGGGTGAGAACGATGCCACTGATCTTTCTAAAGTGGCGCAGATGGCTAACACACTGAACGTAGCTCAGGATGCTTTCTTTAGAAAAGCCATCTTCACTGCCTCTGTTGAGAAGCAACTTAGCAGAGTGGGCATTGATATGTATGACATCATGTCACAAGGAAAGAATGTTCCTTTTGATGTGCTAAAGAATGCTACAGATGAAGCATTAACTGCTACGTTTAGCAAGATGCCAACACAAGGTGTAATGTTTCATGCAGTTAAATTTGTGGAAGCATTAGGCCCTGTTGGTTCTACCCTTATTCCTTTCCCTCGCTTCATGGCTAATGCCATGTCGTGGACATACAAGCATAGCCCTATGGGTATCTTCTCTGGTGCTGCTGACATAGCTAAAGGTTCTTCTATGTTAAGAGCAGGCAATGAAGAAGGTCAGAGATATTTAATGCAAGGCTTAGAGAATACATCTAAGGGTGCTGTAGGCACTGCTGCCATCTATGCAGCTTATAAATATAGACAAGAAAACCAAGACACTAATTGGTATGATGTAAAGAACCCAGATGGTAGTACAGTGGATGCTAGAGCTTTGTTTCCTGCTGCTCCTTTCCTTGCAATGGGTGATTACTTAGTTAAGCTTGAAAAAGCTAGAACAGATGAGTTCAGCACTAAAGAATTCTTAGAAGCCATGACAGGTTTCAAAGCCCCTGCCGGTACTTCTGCATGGTTGGGAGATAAGTTTGCTGAGTCAGTATCTAATATGGAAACAGGTGAAGGTAGTGCTGATAAGAAGGTGGCTACATTCTTTGGTGAATGGGCA